CCAGTTCTTCCTCGAATGCCCCTACGCGGTCAGCCAGTCCGGCATCCACTGCATCGCTGGCGTCATACGTCAGAGCCTTGGTGTCCCGGATCGCCTTTTCGTCCATGTCGCGGTTTCTCGCAACCGCCGCCGTGAAGACTCCGTATATACGGTCGATTCGGCTTTGGATACGAGTCTTCACACTTTCCGGGAGTTTTTCATAGGGATTACCATCGACTTTGTGCGCTCCCGCGTAGATGAACGTGACTTTCACGCCCATCTGTTTCAGGGCTTCACTTATTTCCATGTGCGCCGTAACAACGCCGATCGATCCGACGCCGCCAGAACGGGTGAGCGTAATATCCCCTACTGACGATGCGATGGCGTACGCCGCAGAATAGGCGTGATCGGAAGCAAAGGCTCGCATGGGCTTTTCGCCGCGAGCCCCGTAAATCTTGTCCGACAGTTCGAAACAACCGGCGACTTCTCCCCCGGGAGAGTCGATGACGAAGGCGATCGCCTTGACGTTGCTGTCGGCCATGCCCCGCTCAAGGGCCTTTTCGATGTAGGTGTAGCCGGTCGCCCACCGGCCCACTTGGTAGCCGAATTTGTTGAGCAACACCCCATTGACCGGAATCTGGAGCATCCCCGCTTGAACGTTGTAGGGCCGGTAGGCGGCCCGCCAGTCGTTCGGATCGGTCGGCCAGAAATCGTCGCTGGCCGCGAGCATTTCCTGCCCGCGCTCATGACTGACGATATGTTCGATCGACGCTTGAAAAAGATCGCGAGCGGAAGCGTCAATCAGTAGCGGGTTGCGCGTGATTTGCTGAAGCAAGGGTGCCGGGTTCATCATGTTTTCCTACGCTAGGGACGACAAGGCAGGAAGATCGGCCGTGTCTTGCAGATCGTATACTGTGATGGATCGTATTAGGGCGTTTTCGGCTCCACCTATGAACACACTGGTCAGCGCAACCCAATCACCCGCCCCTAGATCGAAGCCCTCCACAGCCTCACCGTTCAACGAAAATTCAAACCGATCCGCGCTCACGTTGATGGCTAACTTGTTGATCGCATCCAGAGTAATTTTACACACACTGTCCACTTCGTTGAAAGAGGCCAGACCATATGAATAAAAATCTCGTCCAAAGCCGCCGCCCCTGATGTCCATCTCCACGCCGCTGGTGAAGGTGTCATCTTCTATTGCGAACATGTAGTCCGTTCCCTGCACTGCCGGAGCCTTCCACTCCAACACGACAGTCGCACCGGCCAATATTCTATTCAGCGTCTCACCGAGTAAGGCAAACATTGCAGAAGTATTCGTCTGAAGATAGCCATCCTCGGTTATGTTTTCGGGAATGAATAAAGATGACGTGTGTGAACTTGAAGCGGTCCCTACGTAGGCTCCTGCTGTTCCAGTTTCACCATTCCACGACTGATCGGTCAAGAAATCAATGTAGTCCGTAGCACCTTCAGGAACCCACTCGGGAATAGGCACCGCCGATGACGATCCGGGCTTCGTAAGTCCGTTCAAAGCTTGGGCATAGCCGTAGAACATCAGTACATCGCCACGATGTCGATTGCCGTCGTCCCGGTTTCGCGCACGGCTCTCGCCCGAGCGATGACTGCGCCCGGCCCCGATACGGCCATGAGGACCGCGTCTGTGTCGTCCACGGCGACTACCGCGACGACCACGACCCCTTCGTCATTTACCCACAGAGAATCGCACGGCCCATCCGGCAAATCATCTTCATCGCTCGGCGTGACGACCCGCAGATTGCGGGCAGGCATCATCGCGTTGAGCGCATCGTCTTCGCTATATTTTCTGACCATTGCGTCTCTCCTGATTACATCACCGAGACGGCTTTCTCGCCGCTGGTTTCCGTCTCTCTCGGCGATCCCGACGCCGCGTTGACCGAATTGTCTTCAAGCAGTTCGATCCCCCGGGCTTCACGTTCCTTCCGCTCGCGCTCAAGCTGGACATACACTTTTCGCCAGTCTTTCCCGAGCCGAGACAGTTCATCCTCATGCGTGGACAGACCGTATTTGATCCGAAGAACCGCAGCCTGCGTCTCTTTCAGTTCATCGATCTGTCCACGCGAGGCCCCCACCCAATCCCCCTTGGAGAGAGCTTCAAACATCAAATTCAGATGCGAGTCCGTGTAGAGCATCCCGGCCTTCGATGCCGGGAAGGACGTGAGCATGTTTTTGTTGATCGCCTCTTCAAGCCAGAGTCGATAGATCGCATTGGCCATGCCGTCCGCGACTATCCGCTTCCGGGACTTCATGAACCGCCACGTATTGAGCATGGCCGCCCGGGCGGACGAATAGTTGGTCTTGGTGTAATCCCGGGAAAGCTCTTCATAGGAGACGCCGAGAGAGGCCGCGATATACCGGAGCAAGGACTGCTCGAATTCCTGCCCGACGCCGCCCGGCGAGCCCGCTGGACGCAACTGGAGCTTGGTGCCGGGGAACAGATGCGGCACCCTCACCCCGTCGATTTTCATGTGCTTCGACTGCCCGACGTATTCATCCACGGCGGACAGGAACGCCGTGGCGTAGGACGCCACGCCGTCACCGATATTACCGCCGCCAAGCTGCGAATACGCGGCTTCGGCGGGAAGCTCGGATTCGATGCTGGCCGCGTACATCGCGTTGACCACGGCGTTCTGGAGCGTCACGTCCCGAAACTTGCGGGTGATCATGATTTCCTTGAGTCCGGCCACCAGATCGGACACGGCCCGGGACTGATCGACGCGCATCTGTTCCCGGATGTAGATGACTTGCTGGCGTCCCCAAGGCTTGTACGCCGGGACTTCCCGCCAGCGCTCGGGATCGCCCATCCACGGGCCGAAATCGTGCTGGTGCCGAACCTTAATGTAGTAGGATTGCGGGGCACCGAACATATTTTTCCGGATGCCACCCCGGACATTGCTGTCCCCCTGATACTCGTAGGGCGTCGAGAGCCGATCGCAATCCACCATCTGGATCGCCGTGTTGAACTCCCGCCCGGCATCCCGAAGCCATTCGCACGTCGCCAGCATTTCGCCGCCGGCCGTGTAGACGCCGACCGCCAGCCGAATCAACGCCGTGAAGTTGTTCTGCCGGGCCGCATCCACCCATGCGTACGGGCTCTCGGCCCACAGGGTAAACTTCGACTCCACTTCCGCTTGAAACTCTTCTGCCCACGCTTCCGCCAGCCCGAGCACCGCGAAGTCGGGTTTGGCGTTGAGGAAATAGAATTCCCCGACGATGCCATCCTTGTGGATGGTCTGGCCGCCCTGAAGATAAGCGTCATTCCGGATGCTGTCCCGGGATCGGGCGTCGAGCACACTCTTGTCGGGCAGGATATCGGCATCCGCCGACTGGAGTGGCGGCGACCAAGTGGCGATCGACTGGTCGAAACGCGCCGCGCCATCGTAGGCACCGCCAAAAGCCATGGGCTTGTTGACGGTGCCTACGAGTGCTTCGATGTCCGCACGGATTTCGGCGTCTTCGCCGCGATAGGTCAAAACCATACCTTCATCGGTCCCGTCACCGTAAGCGAGCCAAGTAGCTGTTTGAGCGAGGCGATATAGGCCGCCAGCCGGGCGGCGTTCGCAGCCGTGTACTCGATTCGCTCGCCGTTCTGGTCCACGAAGACCCGGGCTGTCTGCCCTGTCACTACAAGGTGATATTGCGCTTCCGCATCGGCCAGTCGTTCGGTGTAAAGGGAGCGTTCTGCGGAAGTCAGAGCCATGATCACCTACGCCAGATTACCGGCCAGCGCCGACAATTTCTTTTTGGTCTTCGATTCCGCGAACGGCTTTTCCTGCTCGACGGGATTGAAGACCAGATCGTTCCGGTCCCACTCTTCCGCCCACCCGGGGGGAGTCTCCCATACAATGTGCTCCAGACCGATCAGTTTCGTCAACGTCCCGGCCAGATAGTAGACCAGCAAGTCCCACGACTCATTACGATAATTCCGGGGATTCAGCCACCCCTTGTTCGGGTCTTTGATCTCGACGGTCAACTCTGTGTAGAAGTTGTCGTCCAACCAGTCCGGGAAATTGATCCGGCCGCCCGGTTCCGTCCGGTCCAGCATCTTGTCCAGCATGTCCTTCAGGAGATCGGTGTTGATCATCAGCACCGCGATCTCGCCGCGAGCCCCGGCCGCCCGGTCCTTCCGCTGACTGTCAGGGTAGCCTATAGCCGCTCGGGGGGCCGCCCGGGTGCTCGCACCCTTGATCAACAGGAAGCGCTGTGCCAGCCCCGGCTCCCACTTATAGACACCCTGATCCTTGTCGGCGGTCTCGGGATCGTCCCCGCGACGAAGCCAGCGCACGAAATCGTACGCGTTGGCGGTCACACCTTCCTTGCCGCCCGAATCACACAGAGTAAGCCGGATGCTCATGCGACGGCCCGAGCCG